TCTGCTAACGCCTCAATTGAACCGTAATATTTTGTAAATACCTTTTTGAACACAGCACTTACTTCGTCTGCGTCAACCGGTGGACGTTCCCCACCTTCATTGAAACATTTTGTACAGTGTCCATTTTCCCATTGATGATCACAATTCAAAATAAAATGAAGTCTATGGTCATTCCAATAATTAATTTGATCTTCAATTAATTCCATCTTGCTTGAATAACACCAATCTACAGGGGTAGAGTATGCGCCAGCAACGACATTGTATTTAACCCCAGTATCACTATGCAATTTATCCAAACGTTCAACTACAAGCTTCGTAGGGCATCTTTGTACTAATATCCAAACCTCTTGACCTGGTTTAACCATTTCAATGTCAATCATTATGTTTCCTATATCGCTTACATCGCTTGCAGTAAACCATGTCAGCGGCTGCATGATGCTGTTCTTTCTCTATCCGTAGATCATATTCATTCCAATCAATCGAATGACCAAATATATTACAAATTAATTTCCTTAACATCTAGGCTTCCTAAGTATTTGTTTCATTTGTGTCTTATGACCGCATTTAATGCATGTACCTGTTGCCATGAGATTCCAGCCGTTAATAACTCCATATTGGTCTTCACATCGCCAATAATAACTATGACCGCCGAACATCCAGCACAGCAGTTGTTTAAACATATTATTTCCCGTTTAATTTAATCTCATGAATGATTTCAGTTAAAGTGTGACATGCTCGGTGAAAGGTTCCGGCTGCCTCTTGGTCATTCGTTGCCAAATGCGCACCATAAAGAAATTCATAGAGCTTTTCCAGGCGTGCAATGATTTTATTATTATCCATGACATGTGCGCACCCTTTCAATACGTGCCTATCAATGGCTAATCGGGGAATATCAGCGCGTCCAATCTCACCACGCACATAGATTTTATGGGCGTACTCATAGCATTCTTCACACATATTCATTACGATCACCTCATCCTTAGTGCACTCCAACACCTGGCCGTACTCATCAAAGTAAATAACAATTATTTCAGTGCCATTTATCCTATCAAAATCTAGCACAGTTCCTATTTCATATTCTTTACTGTACGAATTAAGCGCAATAACTCGCCCACCGCGCCTAATTGTTCTCATTCAAAAACCCCTTTAACAATGCACAACCATGTTCCACGGCTTCACGAATGTTTGGAAATAAAATAGATTCGTGAATGTAAGTTGCTGCGGGCTTACCCGTATTGTATTTGTAACCGTCTGTGGTTTGCTTGATACTGCCGACTTCAAAACTCATTAAATCAGGTTGTGATCCTGAATATTTGAACCAGTAAAGCGTTTGTCCTATTTGATATTTATTCATTCTGGTGCCTCATTTTCCTTGATTGATTGATAAACTTCCTCTGGCACATCACAAAAATAACCCCAGGCAATCGGCATATCTAACTCTATAGCTTCCGCACGTTGCTTGTCGGTAATCTGTCTACCGCATACATTATTACAATTTGGTGAGGCACAAAATGCTCTGTCTCTATAACTCAACATGGCAAAGTTCCTCTTTTTTAGGTTCAAACGTTTCATCTTCAATCATTGCTGTTAATTTGGTCAATAAAGATGGATTGGGATCGATGCATAAATCTGGGTCAAAATAATGTTTGGTCAAAATCCCGTAAATTTCTAATAATTCATCTAAGTTAAGTGCAAGCATGTTTTCCCCTAAACTAATTTCAAAGCATGTAAAGCAATTGGCAATATCCAACCACCTACGCTAATCGTGATAATCCAATTCAATTTGGCCTCAATAATTTTGAACCGTTCATCATGAACCCTAATTTGAACCTCATGTTCAATGTATTTGTCTGCATTCATAGTTCCCCCTTAGTGATGTGGTAGCTCATCTTTTTCAATCAGCATGTCAATACTGGTCATGCACAAATTAACAATACCGCTTAAAAGAGTGCCTAACATTTCCTTGCGCTGCTTATTATCTTTAGCATGAGCCGTGTTATAAAATAAATTCATAATGATGTTCGTTGAAATTATAGCTATCAAAGTAGCTGGGTGAATTTCTTCAAGTTCCAACTCTGGTTTTTCCAAACCATCCGCAAATGATTCCAGAACGTTATCAATTATTTGTTGAAAAAATCGCTCTTTATCGTTTTGCTCACTCTTTAAAGTGCCGAACCTCATAATCAATTCTTCCGGTCTTTGTTTTTCCATGTGGTTAATCTCCGATCTCTTTGGCTTTAATGTTATTGAACCAACAAANCCTATGCCACATCTGGATTGTTGCTANTTACCCCACACCTTTATTCACAGATTTTGTGGATAACTTAAACANCCTCTTTGAAAAANTCCTCAATCTTAATGTCTATCTTATGCTCAGTAGCAATCTCCATAAACTTTTTAATCATTTTGTTACTCGGCACACTATGCCCAAGTTCATACGCATAAATCATGTTACGACTGATACCTACTTTTTTCGCAAAGTCTACCTGTGTCATAAATAATGACTTCCTTAATATCTTTACTGGTGATGTCATTTAAACCCCTCTTGTATTTTTTGGCATGATAAACGAATAGCAACCGAATAACAAGCGAATAACTATCGAATGATAAACGAATGATAAATATTACTTGACATTATAAAATAAGATGCTATGATGCAAAAGTAACTTAACAAAACATAACGTAACAAAACATAACGAGGTAAGCATGACTACAAAATCACTTGAGCGTCCGCTCATAGATCTAGCCCAAAACCTAGCTTTCAAAAAAGCAAAACTCATCGACAATGAATATAAACTTGACATTAAAGAATTAGAGGCTGCCGACAAGCTGGAGTTAGTCTCACAATTCATGCAAATTACTGGTAACTTAGATATCTATCTTCAAGAGTTTCTTAATGATGCTTGTATGGACAGGATGTATGCAGAATCCGAACGATTTGGGGGATGGGATGAATAAAGGTAGCATGAGAGATTTTATCACAGCGGAGCAGCGTTTAAATAACCTAAAGATTTCTAAGTTTAATTGGTTTGAATTCGTTGCATTTATTGTCATTATTTTTGCTATAGGGAGTTTGCAGTCATGGCTTTAAGAGGAATTCAACCCGAACTTGTTCAAAAGAGATTGAAGACATTAATGTATGGTNTTGCTGGTGTCGGCAAAACGATGGCTGCGATTAGCTTTCCNAAGCCCTACTTAATTGATACTGAAAAGGGTTTTGANCATGAACAATATCTTGAAAAAATAAAAGAAAATGGCGGTTGTGTATTTCACACCACAGACTTTGACGAACTGTTAACCGAAATCAAAGCCCTGGCTACTGAAAAGCACCCGTACAAAACTCTAATCATTGATCCACTCACGGTGATTTATAACAACTTGGTTGAGAAGTGCGCCCAGGATAGAGTATCACCCACTAACCCTGATGGTATGGCACATGGTGGGCATTACATTTTAACTGATCGCAAGATGAAACAGTTAATGAGCCTACTAATCAAGTTAGATATGAATGTGATTGTTACCAGTCATTCAAAAAATGTTTATGGTGACAACATGAAAGTGTTAGGCCAAACCTTTGATTGTTACAAAAAGCTAGATTACCTGTTCGATCTTGTTTTCGAGATTCAGAAAAAAGGCAAGTTTCGTGAAGCGGTAATTAAGAAAACTCGCTTGATGGCATTCCAAGAGGCCGATAGGTTTGCATTTAGTTACGATGAAATTGCCAAGCGTTACGGGCGTGAAATCCTTGAAAAGGATTGCCAGGAATTACTTGCAACACCGAATCAAATTAGCCAGGTTGAAACGTTCATAAAGTTAATGAACATTCACCCGCAAACGATTGAGAAATGGCTTAAAAAAGGTGAGGCAAATACCTGGGATGAAATGACCCGTAGCCACATGGATTCAATCATTGAATATCTAAAAGCAAAACAAAACATAACACAGGAAACTAACCATGAAACTGTATGAAATAACCAACGAACTACAAGGTATCTTTGACAATATCGGTGAAGAGGGCGAACTCACAGAGGAAATGCTCAGTAACCTAGATGGATTGCAGCAAGATTTCGAGCAAAAGGCTATTTCTGTTGCAGCCTATATCAAGAACGTTGAGGCAGAGGAAACAGCCATAGCCGAGGCCATTAAGGATATGAGTACACGCAAACAAAGGTTGACAAAGCAAGTCCAAGGATTGACCGATTATTTACAATTCAACCTGCAAAGGTTGTCAATCAGTGAAATTAAATCGTCACCTTATTTCAAAATTCGTCTCAAACAATGCCCTCCATCGGTGGATGTGTTTGATGAAAACCAAATACCTGCGGAGTTCTGGCGGGAAAAAGTCACTGCCTCAGTTGACAAAATCATGTTAAAAGAGGTGTTGAGTGAAGGTGTTGAGGTGCCAGGTGCATCAATTCAACGTAAAATTAAATTAGAGATTAAGTGAGGGAATGATGCGATATACACCACTAAGTGAGGCGCAAATACAAAGTATGCATGTCATGGATGAAGGTATTTATGTGTTTGAGGTACTTGAGGTTATTTTGATTGATAAATTTGGCAATCCTTTGCGTGATAAAAACGGTAATGACATGGCAAAACTCAAACTTGTGGTTTGGGATCATGAAAACCGCGAGCGAATTGTTTACACATTCATATCAGGTGATACCAACTTTGCATACAAGCTCAGACATTTTGCACAAACACTAGGCATGATAGTGGATTATGAAAATGGAACGTTTGATATTCAAAAAACAGAGGGCAAATCAGGTAAGGCCAACATCACAATCAAAAAAGGGACAATGAAAGCGGATGGTTCAGGCGAAATGTGGCCGGATAGAAACGATGTGAAAGACTTCGTTATCGAATCTGCCCCACGCGAACCAATACGTACAGCTATGCCAAGTGAACCACCTGCTGGACATCCTGCAAATCTTGCAGTGCCAAATGATGAACTAAATGATGATATTCCGTTCTAAATTTGATCAATTAGTTCAAATGATGGTACCTTCTTTTGTGAGGGTACCATTTTTTTTATGTCTTTGATTAAATCTGCTATGCCTAAAATGATGGCTAATGCAAATAAAACTTTTAACTCTATGATATACATAATTTTAAGGTGAAATATAAGTTAATGTTGCAATGAATAATAAATTAGTTCCACTTGCTATATTAGATTGAGCTATCAAATTTATTACTCCTGGACTAGATAAGGCGCTGACATTAATTATTGTAGGCGTGGAATTAGAAATACTAGTATTCAATGTGAGTGTATTGGCTGGCAATGTTAGTCCACCTCCATTTGATACAAGAATATTGCCTATAAATTGTTCTCCTGATGAATTTGCTGGAGTTATTGGAATTCCAAGAATATTTAAATTTCCGGTTGCTGTTGTATAAGTTACAGTGAAATTCAGATACATATTAAGAATTACCATTTTTCCAATTTGATAATAATAACCCAATTGATTTGCGTAACTTACTGATAAATCACCTGGCGTTGCAAATGCAACTGTAGGTGTCCATGTTCCCCCGTTTCCTATTCCAATAGATCCACTAACATCGGGAAATGTCCAAGTTCGAGCAGCACTCGTCGATGTATTTGTTATAATATTTGCATAATTCCCAGAATTATTGGCTGCTAATAAAGCAATAGAACCCATTGATGCTGTAGTTGAATAAGCAATATATTCACCTGCTACACCACCCGCAGCAGATCCAGAGGAATAAGTTCCTAATGTTGCAAAATAAGAACCTGTAGCTAATGAAAGATTATTTGAGGAAATTATCTGATTTCCAGTTGGCGATAATAAAACAGCACCACTTAAATCAGCGGGATTTAAATAAATTGAATACCAAGATGCAGCACTTGTACCACTGGTTAAAATACAGCTTAATTCTACAGCTGTACCAGCTGCCAAAGTCTGAATTAAGTTACCACCGGATGAATTGACGGTAACGGTACCTGTTGAGCTATTAATGATTGTGTAGGGTTGTCCTTGAACTAAAGTAGAAACAACAGGCATTTGAACAGTTTGGTTTGCGCTGCCTGTGATTTGCGTAGTCTTCGGACTTGCAACGGTAAGGGTAGTCGTAGCACCTGCCGATGGAATGGCTTGAAATCCTGCAAGTAAATTCTTAGCTGATAAATTAGCGTTGGCATCCCATGTTGCAAAATCTCCTGCTGTAGGTGTCGTAACCCCAGCACTTAATGCAAGAACAGATAAACCAAAGGCGGTTATGGGTGCGGTCGCATATGTGTTTGAATCTGTCGTATAAATAATTTCATTGGCGGTTGTGGTTAAACTTCCAATTGATACAAGCGCGGGATATGCACCTATCACTTCCGCAATGGTCGATTGCACCTCATCATAACTATTGGCCGAGTCACCTAAATACATGATATCAGCGGGAACAGGCGAGGTTTTCGCGGTAAAATCTTTTAACTGAATGGTAACGGCCATGATTATTAATCCTCTTTTGCTATGAGTAAATCACCTTGATAGGTGACAACCTGTGCCCCTGTATATGTCACAACGTATTCAGTACCTACGGGCGGTAAATCATCTTTATTGTCTAACACCACAAAGGGGAACAATATCGAAATGAGGTGCGAATAAAAATGCATATGTCACCACCTATGGTATATTAGTTGAGCAGTACACAATATTGGTGGCTGTCGTGGTGCGCATAGTGCCATTCACCACCGCAGATGCTACAACCTGGCTTGCTGCAATCGGATAAATATTATTACCCTGGGCATTAGGAAACCATTGAGCAACGCCATTTGAATTAAGGTACACAATGTCACCTGTAGCACCAGAAACGTATAAATAACTGCTAGGCTTTGGGAAATTAACCCCAATCGTAGCTAAATCCGAATAACCAAACGCAAAGCCCCATGTAATCATAATAGTTCCTCTTAATTTGTTTGGTCGTAATAAATAACATCATACGACATTTCAGTTATCAATTCACTCTCTAAGGCAAGCACGAGAGTTTGATAACTTTTAACCCCATGACTTGACCAATCATGCCTTGGATTGTCTTTAAATTTACCCATTTTAACATCAAATTCTTTTTCATAGTTGGAAAGACAATCTATTAAACGCTGTGTATTTTCTTCATTAAAAGTGGTCATATAAAGCTTTTGTCTTATCCCTTCAATCGCTGTTTTATGCGAGGTAGGACGCTTTACTATATTACACATCTCACCCATTTCATGAAGATAATCTTGTGTCGTTTTAAGGCCGTCACCAAAATTACGATTTGCACCGTCATGCGGTACAAAATGCATCTTCAAAACTA